TATTACGCGGGTCAAGATGGCAGCGTCGAGCTAGGCGGTGTTGCTGTTGCCAAGGTTGTGCAGTGGTCTTTGACTGCCAACACTGATGCACTTGAAGTGACAGTGTTGAACGAGGATGTACGAACGTTTACAACCGGAGTGCGGTCAGCTTCTGGAGCGTTGACTGTTCTTTATTACGACGACGCACCAGTAAACCTGCTGAATCAGCTTAACCAAGACAGAGTTGCGAACCCGTTAATTGCTTCTACTGCAAGGTTAAAGTTGAAGTTTGACAATAAGTTTTTTGAGTTTGACGCAGTATTGACCAGTGCTGAACTTTCATGCGTTGTTGGCGAGGTCATGCGTGTCAATGTGAATTTCACTATGAGCGGTGATTTCACCAGTAAGAACTTATGACTGTTTTTGTAGGCAACTCAGGAATCGTCAAGTTGCGTCGAAGCACGACTGGTAAGTCTTTGGTCCGAACAATCGGAAGCGGCACCGCAGACGTAGATGTTGCTAAAAAACGATTTAGCTTTGCTAACAACACCGACCCGGAAGTTTTTCCTCATGGCGTTTTGCTTACTGGTGATCTGCTGCAAATAAAAAGCACAGGCGGCGGAAATCTAGACTTTATTGCTGCTTCTGGATGGGACGGGGGGAGCCAGCTGCCTGATGGTGCCTGGTACGCAAATATCGATGAGCTTGGCGGGATCTGTCTTTATGACACGTTCTCTAATGCCTTAAACGGGGGAAGCACGGGCAAGATTAGCCTTGCAGCTCCATCAGCAGCTATAGAAATTGAAGTTAAAAGCGTTCAATCGGAGTACAACATCTTGGGCTTGGTGCGTTCGTTTGAATTGAACAATGACCGCGAAGTTGTAGATGTCACAGCGCTTAGCGACGAGTTCCGCAAAAATGAAAGCAGCTTAATTAGCGGAAGTGGCAGCATTGAGTGCCAGTTCCACTATGACCCTGATGTTGCTGGAGCGGGTGTTAGTGGCGATGTTGATGTCCCTTCATACCTACACGAATTAATTTTGCGTCAAAAGCTAGGCGCTGAATTTGAGGCTGAGCTTTTTATTGTTCAGACAGGAGCAAATACTGCTGCTGTAACTGATCAGCTTTATTTTGAGTTTAAAGCGATCGTTACTAGTGCAGCTATCGGACTAGGCACAGGGCAGCTGACGGTTTCAAATTTCAACTATGTGACCACTGGCGAGATCTCGATGAAGTTTGGCAAGGGTGCTCTTGGCTTCATCTTGAAAGAAGATGCTGATCGCATCCTGCTTGAGCAGCCTGGCAGCGGTAAGCTAGAGCTTGAATACGACTAGACCCGTAGGGGGCTTGGGCAATGGCAGATCAGAAGATCACAGCCCTTACTGAACTGGCAGAAGCTGATGTATCCGCAAACGATGCTTTACCTATTGCCGATGTCAGCGCAAGCCAAACCAAAAAAGTCAGCGTTAAGAGCCTGGTTGAGCAGGGTGTTGACCTGATTGATAACGGCAGTATCCCGTCAGCAAAGTTAGCGGCGATAAGTCCAAGTTCGTTAGGCAGCAGTTCAGGAGCAAAAGAGTTCATTGCCGGTCCTACTGGTTCAGGTGGTTCTTATACGTCGCGGGCTATTGCATCAACTGACCTGCCTGCAGCAACGGCTTCTGATCTTGGTGGTGCAGCAGCTGGTGCGGGTCTGACCTCTACATCTGGAACGTTTTCCGTTGATCCTGCAACCACATCAACTCGCGGTGCAATCAGTGTTCCGTCTGCCTCTGGTCTGAGTGTCGATGGCAGTGGTGTTATTTCTCACCAGTCCAGCGTCACTGGTCAGACCAAAAACGGTTTTACT